TAATTTGATTTATTTGGCTTTCTATGTTTGCTTTTAATTGATTAGATTTTTTAATACTTTTAGAGATTTGTGATTGCAATTGTTGTATTTTATTAATATTAATAGGTTTATCAATATCATTTAAATTGCTTACAATTTTTAGAATATCATTTACATCTAAATTTTGATTTATCGATATGTTGGTTGAAGTTTCACCATAACATGCTAATAAAAGTTCAGAAGTGTTAGTTTGATTTAAATCATTTGACGTAAATTTTAAAATACTTTTTGCTCTATTATCAGAGTTCAATAGTAATTTAAGATTTTCATCATTAATATTTAAAGTTTTAGCGGATATAGAGTCAAGAATGGTTAATGCAGTTGTTTTTAATAAATCATATTTACTAGGAATACTGGCAAACAAGTTCTCTAACGCTAAATTTGATTTAAATCTAGCGTTTGTATCAGCCATTTGAGTTTGTTTCTTAGCTAATAATTTAATTGTATCTAATAAAACTGCCACTGTTTATAATTTAATTCTTATTTTAGTATTTTTTTCATCGGATTTATTTTTCTTATAAGAATATACTATTGTATCAAAAAATATTTTAACTGGTTTAACTTTTTGAGCATATTTTTTGCCTTCACCTTTTTTTACATATGCAATTGTCATGTGTGGGATGTAATCTTTAAATGTTTCAGTATTTGGAAATGCTAATTTAACTAATTCATGATATTTTTTTAATTCGTCTGAAACTGGAACTTCAAATTTTACTACATCATAATCGTCACAATTGAATACAGAAATTTTATCTATAGTTACTTCCATCGGTTTAAAAGTTTTTATTAAGTTTTTAACATCTTCAGGATCAACTTCATTTTGATGAATTCCCCAGAAAATAGTACAATGCGATTCTTTTTCCAATCCATAGTCATGAAGTTCATCATCGTATATATCTTCTTTAGTAATTAAAGAAAGATATTTATTCCAATTTGGAACAGTTGCGTATAACATTACACAACCATATTCTAATTTTTTAGATTCCTTTTTTTCAAATAACCAGTTTTTAAAACTTATAAATTTCATAATAAATTATTATTTTTAAAAATTAAGATTTTAAGTTCATATCCAAATATAATAAAATTTACTCCCTTTATTGTAATATATTTATGACAGTACTCGGATAATTTATCAAAATATGATTGTATAATAAAAGGAGAACTTTCTAACTTACTCACATTCATATCCTTTATTATTTTTGTACAATCTTCCACTTTCAACAAGGCCGGAATAATTTTGTATATAAAATCATAAGCTTCTTGCTCAGATGAAAAATTTTTATCAGTATAAATTCCAATACCTAGATCTTCAATAGGATCAGAATCTTCTATAAATTTTTCATTAAGCCAATATTTAAAACTTATAAATTTCATGTTCATATACTTATCATTACGTTTGTTGATGTTGCTGCACTTTTTGCCGTTTCAATTAATCCAACATTAACACCTGGTGTTGCTGGAAGTTTTTTATCTAAAGCTGAAGCTAATGTAGATAATAATGCCCACATGGGTTCACCTAATACTGCATAGTGATATGGACCTGGACCTATCTTCGTTTTTTGAGCACCGTTAACTATAACTTCATCCGCAGTTACTTCAACCTTTTTGGCAGCGGCAATTTTAACTTCATTTTTTGTAGTTACATTTATAATATCTGTATCCATTTGAATAATAGAATCACCATTAGGAGTTTGCAAAGTTATAAGTGTATCTGGTGTAATTTGAATAACTGACTCTTTGTAGTAAATTTGAAAACCGCTACCTCTTTGAAAAATTATTGTAAGTTCTTCTAACGGATCATATAAAAGAACATGCGTACCATCATAATCATTTTTAATTCTATTAATTAAATCTGTATCAATATTTTGAATAGTCGTATATTCAGTAGCATAGATATCTCCATTATTAAATTGGACTCTAACAAATTGTCCTATTTTTGGTACAGATATACTTCCAGCGCCATTACCGGCAAATATAGTTGAATTTACTGGAACACACCAGGGTAAATGATCATCTTTTATTCCATCAAATAATCCTAGAACTCTAACTTGACATCTACCAGAAAATGTAGTATCTTTAGTATTAATTACAATACCTATCCAATCATTGTCATGATAATCATGCTGTATAAAATCAACTTCTGCTGTGTATGCCATGTTATTTTATCAAATTATATTGTTTTAACATATTGGTTACTTTTACCTTTATACCACGACGTAGCCACCTATCAATACTACGTTCAAATTTTGGACCAATTTTTGCACCATTATCTAATAAAATTCTGGCAGATTTAGTATATACAAGTCTACAAGCGGTAAACAATGCTTCATCTAATATTTCTTGTTTAATTATTTTATTTTCTTTTTTTGCTTTCTCAAATAAATATTTTAATATTTCTGATTTAGCATTTCTAACAGCTACGTAAAATGGATTATTAGCTGAAAGCAAATCGTAGTAATTAGATTCTTCCATAATATTATTTGCAACAAATAATTTTACCATATTTAAATATCCCATTCTAATAGCATAATAAAAAGAAGATTGTTTGCCATTTAAAGTAGATTTAGATATTAAATATTCTACAAATTTTTCTTCTCCTGCTCCAGTTGCATAATATAATTTTTGTTCTATAGAAGGATTTTTAACCCACGGATATTTTTTTTGCATAAATTCATCAATTTGGTGCATTAATCCAATTCCCATATCTTGTACAGGATCTGACTCATCAGTAAATTTTTCATTTATAGATTCATTAATTTTATACTGAGGTTTATCTCTAAATTCAGGTTGGTCCCAATATTTTTTTCTTTTTTTCGATATTTTATACCCTTTTCGTATTAATGCATTATGAAGTGCATTATTTCCCGTCCACGTAATTTCATATTTTTTATCGTTAAGAGTAACATATTTTAAAATGTATTGGTTTATTGTATGATATGTATGCTCATTACGAAAAAATCCTGTATCTCTTATATTATAAATAATATTATCGGGGATACGCCCTCCTAATAATACTGGTAATACATCCCATATCCATTGTAATAATTCTTTTTCTGTTTTAAAATTATGATGACTAAATATACCAATACCCATATCTTTTATAGGATCTGATTCATCAGTAAACTTTTCATTTATCCAAGATTTATATGATAAAAATTTTTTCATGGCTGTAATATATTATTTGTTGCTTTACTTACTGATGGTTGAGTTAAAGATTCATTTTCTAAAGTTTTAAACATAGAGGTAGAAGGCTGCGCTTCAATAATTTGACCAGTTTGTAATGTTGGTTTAAATGTAGATTCTGTTTTTACTATATCTCTATATTGATTAGCGTTTTGAAGTTTTTTTGTAATATCTACTTCTCCATTGCTAAATCCTATTAAATCTGTAGCTAAAGAATAATCTTTAATTTTTTCCCATAATCCTTTATCAGATAATACTATATTTGCAGCTTCTATTAAAGCAATTGTATCCTTATCTGTAGCTTCTGATTTTGACATTTTAGAAATGGATACTAAAAATTCATTAAAAATCATTTCTGTTTGAATAGGTTGGCTTAAATGAGATGACGGTGCATTATTATATTCGTTTGCAACTTCATTAATTCCTTTTCTTATAAGCCCTAGTGCCGAAACAATATTTTTAGATTGTAATGCTGTTGTTACTTCCGTATATGAAACGCCTAATCCCGGAATAATTATAGTTTTTCCTTTATCTACAATTTTATTTACTAAATTTTTAGCATATGCAGTTCCTATATCTATTGCATTACCAATCCAAGTATTAGGTTTTGTAGAATCTTGATTAGTAGGAATTTTATCATTATATATATTACTTTGTGTATATCTTACTTCAGGAGTTGTGTCTTGATTTGCTCTTTCATTAAATGGCATACCAGATATATGTTGGTCAGCATTATCAGGAATATTTTGAGCAATACCTAAAATAGCTTTATTATAGTAACTATTTTCTCCGTCAATTATTTTTTGCATTTCATTTTCATCTGCTCTATTAACAGCATTTAATCTTTTATCACTTAAAAACTTATATTTAAATGATGGATATAATTGCGTTTCTTTAATATTGCCCACTTTAATACCAAATTTTACTGCGCCCTGATTAGGCATGGCAGCTATATTTAAATTATTAGTTATGTTATCATTTGTTATATCATTAATATCAAATTCGCACATTTCACATAATATTTCCCACACAGGAAAAATATTATCTAGTACTTGTAAAATAACAGGGTTCGATTCAGAAATATTATAAGAATTAGCTGCTGAATCAGTTACTGATTGATGAAATGTTCTAAATTCGGCTAAATAAATTTTTAGTGTAAAATATCTCATCATATCTGGTAAAATCCATCGTTGATAAACATCATCCCATGCAATTTTTCTATAAAGATTTAATAAATAACTCATTCTTAAATCAAGTCCCTCTAAACATGTAACAGATATTTTTTTATCTGAAGTTATTCTTTGGCCGTTGGTAGTATTAATTTTTAATAATTCAGAAATACCTTCGATCGATTGAAAATAATATTGATAATTATTCTCCAATTCTCTAAATTTAAGTATAAATTCTCTTAACAATTCGGCACGTATAGGTTCATTGGCATTTTGTAAATAATTTATAGCAGAATAGTAAAAATCAGTATTTGTTGGTTGTGTTGTATATGTAAGAAAAGGTATTCCGCCCGGTGTTGGCGGTCTACCTGGTTTTCCGCTAGTAAAATCTAAAGATGGTATAGTTGTACCCGGCGTTCCTATTCCAAATAATGGATGAGGCATTAAATTGTAATTATTGTTATTAGCATCATTATATGCGCGATCATCATCTTGAGAAAATAATAATTTAAAAGAAAAATACGTAGGTTCATCAAATCGTTTTGAAAAACTATTTTCTTTAGTTAAAATTTCTACTCTTCTAAAATTATTATAAATATTCATATTATAATTTATTTTTAAGGTTTAATTGGATCAACTGGTAAAGGAGTAGGCCATTCTCTTCTTGTTAAAATAAATTCTTGTGAATAATTACTTTGAATAGAATTTTCATTACTAGAAGACCATGATAATGTAAAACCTTTTACTATGTACCAGCCACTATAAAATAAATCTACCATATCAGTAAATTTAGAATCTTGATATATTTTTTGATTTTCTATTGCATCCACTTTAATCAATACTACTGGAACTTTATCGCCCTTAATAATATTAAAGTTATTTCCTTTAACATTTATGTGCATATTTAATTTTTCTAATTCTTTATTATTAATTAAATTTTTTACTATTGCAACCTGATAATTTCTATGATGATTTCCATCCCATTGTGAATTATCATCGTCCGGATTACTAATTGTATATTGTACACCTAACCAAGGAAATTTTTCATATAATTTTGTATAACTATAATTGGCTCTTTGTAAATCTTTATTTTTTGGATCTGGCACGTATGCAGCACGTCCACGTAGTAAAATTGTTGATTTTGTTTTTTGTTCATTATAAGTTGGTTCAATGGTTACTGCCCAATATTTTTGAGAGCTTGGGTTTTCATATAAATTTTTATTATGCTCAAACATTTCACATGTCATCTTTGTTCCTAATTGAAATGTTATACGAGAAGATTTATTTATAGGTCTCCATGATGTTATATAAAAAGATGTATGTATAAAATCTAAAGCATTAGAAAAAACTTTTACCATAGGAGAAGTTTTTTCTTGATCAGTATCCACTCCATGTAACCAGCCTTTATCTAAATTATAACTTATTGAAGCAACATCAACTTCTGTTTCTGATGATATTAATTGTTTATTTATATTTACAAAATTTAAATTATAGTAAACATCTATCCACCCAGCATAAAAAGATTTATCATCTTTCCACGCTCTGTTTATTACATTATTTATATAAATATCTGCAGATATATTAGCCTTTAACCAAATTTGTTTATCATCAGTATTATCTTCATTGGTGGAAAATCCTAAACCATATTTTTTTGCTATATCTTTAAGAGCTTCAAATGAAGTTCCTAAAAATGAAAAATCATTAACTTGACTTTTCAAACTTGGAATAAAAAGTTCTCCATACATTGTCATTTTTGCAGGAGCTTTTCTAGATGTAATATTCGGCTCGACTATAACTCCTGTTATAACATAATCATTACGAATTATTTTTAATAAATCTGTTTTATTTCTAATAGCAACAGAAATAATATCTCCATCTTTTGGCATTTCTCGTGAAAGAAATACATGATCTAAATTAAAAGTAGTTAATGTAATTTTAGGTAAAAATTCCGTACAATCAATTGTCATATTTATTATTTCATCTTTATTAAAAAAATATTCATTTATTTTTATAAGAGGAAATTCAACAGATATAACATCTTCCATTTTCTGGGCGTTTGCACCTTTATTACCAGGAAGAGATAACTCATCTAACTGTATAGTAGGTTTAATATCAGTTTGATAAATTTTATATCCGGTATCACTTTTTAAATTATTATTTTTACCCGGTGTTGAAGTATTAGGTGTATATGTATTTGCCATTATACTTTTTTACTTTTTATTTTCATTAATATATAATAAAAGTGGTTAGCTTTATAAACGTAAAGCAATTAGAGAGTTAAACTAACTGTCCCACTTTAATTTATATATCTTCAAAATAAAAGAGTTAATCATGAAAAATTTTAAAAAAACCACAAATGGTTTTTTATATGTGAA